AGCGTCAACCTGCTGCGATCAGCAGGGCCAATATCGGATGCGTACATTCTGTCGCGCGATCCCGCCGCGCTGATCTGCGGGCCTGGCGGCTCCGGCAAGACCATCGCAAGCTGCAAGAAAGCACTGGTGTCGGCAAAGCGCATCGGACCCGGACCTGACGGAGTGCGACGATACGTGCTCGGAACCTGGCGCCAGAAGTACATCAACGTCTGGCAGGCGACAATCCCCTCCTGGTGGAAGGTGTTCCCGCGCGAGCACTTCCCGAAGTGGACCGGAGCTTCGCCGCGCCAGGCGGAGCACACGATCGAGTTCGAAGATCAGTTCGGGCGGATCGTGTTGGTCAATCGCTTTCGTGCGTTCTCGGAAGCAGCGGACCCGGAGGACGTGCTCGGCAACGAGTTCACCGATTGCTACCTCAACGAATGGTCGACGCTGCCGGAGGAGTTGTTTATCGCGCTGGTCGATCGCGTCGGCCGCGAGCCGCCGATGGCAATCACCAAGCGACCTGGTCGCTTCTTCGGCGATAGCAATGCGCCCGACGTGATCAACTACATTTACCGCGACTTTTGGGAGAGCCGCAAAAGAGGTTATGCGCTCTACCTGCAGCCGTCGGGGCTGGCGCGTGACGCTGAAAACATCGGCGCCGTGGGGCGCGGGTATTACGAAAATTCCGCGGCGATGAATGCGCATCGGCCCTGGTGGGTGCGCCGCATGATCATGGTGCAGCCTGGTTACGCGCGCGCCAATGATCCGGTCTATCCGAAATTCGATGACATCAGGAACATGGCGCCGGCAACGCTGGCGGTGATGCCGGAGCTCCAGGTCATCGTAGGCTGCGACGGCGGGCTCACGCCGGCGGCGGCATACTTTCAGGAAATGCCGAACGGGCAGCTGCGCATCCTGGCGGAGATTGCGATGGAGCGCGGCGGCATGCGCGAGCTCGCGACCTCGATGCTGGCGCTCGAGGAGCAACGGTTTCGGAACTGCCATTTCATCACCGTCTGCGACCCGGCGATGGGCGCCGGCGAGGATACGGAGGACAGCAGCGATCGCGGGCGGCTCGCGCGCTACCTTGCGCGCGAGGTTGAGCTCGCGCCAACGCAAGACCTCGGCGCGCGCGTCGATGCGGTGAACTGCAAATTCGACCTGACGCTCGATGAGGGGCGGCCGGGCCTGGTGGTCGATCCCTCCTGCAAGGTGCTCCGGCGCGGGTTCAATCAGACGTTCCACTATCGCCGCGTGGGCGGCACCAACGATCGCGGCAACATTGCCAAGACCTTCGACGGGCATGTGCACGAGGCGCTGCAGTACGGCGCGCTGATGTGCGGGAGCTCGCGCGTGCGCATGCGCGTGATCGACATCCAGGCCAAGCGCAAGGCGCGGCTGGAAGGCAACCGCAAGGCCGGGCGCTACAATCCAGTGAGGCGAGCATGGGGTTGATTGCCTGCGCCGCCGATGAGTATGCGATCAGTTACGTGCTGGGAAACCTGCGCCCGCACAGCCAGGCGGAGCTTTGCGCGACGCGCCTGCTGCCGGTCGATGCCGCGCTGCGCGAGGTGCGTGACCAGGTGGAGGAGCTCCGGCCCTACGCGATCATTCGCGTGGCGCTGTTCTCGAGCGAGGGCGCCTTCGATCCGATCGGGATCGCGATCGCCTACCAGGTGTCGCCCGTTATCGCGGTGTTTCAGAGCTTCTCCACACACGAATGGCCGGTGATTGCGCTGCCGTTCGTGCGTTGGTTTCGCCGCGGGGTGGTGCCGCTGCTCGAGGAGCGCGGCATTCGCATGGCGGAGGCGCACATCCTGCTGACGCCGGAATACGCGCCGCGGTGGTGGCAGGCAATGGATCTGAGGCCGGCGGGAGCGCCGGAGCCGCGCGGCGTGCGCGGCGAGCTCTATCAGCGGATGGTGTGGTTCAATTTCAAGGCGATGGAGGCAGACGATGTGCAACATCGGCAAGGCGTTCGAGCGGATCGTGACCGTGCCGGGAACGGGCGGTGCGGAAGCGGCGCAAATCCAACAGCAGGGGGAGCAGCAAAAACAGACGCAGCTGCTCGCGCAGCAACAGCAGGCGTCAACGGCCGCCATCACTGAAGCGATGCAGGCGCAGACCAAGGCGGTCGAGGCAGCACGCAAGGCCGCGCTGCCGGTGTCCGATAGCGCCTCGGCGCGCGCTGCCGCGGAGGAGCGCATGCGCCGGCTCATGTCGGGCGCGTCGTTCTCCAAAACGTCGGGCGCGCAATTCTTCGGCGAGCCGCCGACCGGCTACAAGATGCTGACGGGCATGTGATCAATGGCCGCCTGGCAGGAGCTCGAGAAGGTCCATAGCGAGATGCGCCAGGAGCGGGCGCTCGAGGAGCGCATGTGGCGCGAGATCGCGCGCTACCTGCGGCCCGATCAGCAGAACTTCGAAGTGTCCTCGCGTACCGATCGCGATTGGGACGTAGCGTTCGATTCGACGCCGCTCTACGCCAACGACGATTTCGTGGGCGGCATGTTCTCGAACGCGACCAATCCCGCAACGCGCTGGTTCGAGCTCGTCATCGATGACGAGGACCTAATGAGCTACGGCCCGGTCAAGCAGTATCTGTGGGACCGCGCGTCGCTGCACTACGCGAGCCTCAATCCTGGGATTTCGGATTTCTATCTCAACGTACCGCCCTGGTTCGCCGACATGGGTGGGTTCGGAAGCGGCTTCCTTTCGCAAGAGGAGGTTGTCGCCTCGAACCGGATGATCGAGCGCACGATCCCGATCAACGAATGTTTTAAGGCGGTGAACGCCGCCGGCGAGACGAACCGCTTTCATCGCGAGTTCATGCTGACCGGGCGCCAGGCGCGCGACCAATGGCGCGAGCGCGCGCCCGAAATGCGCGACGAGGAGCGCGCCAAGTTCATCCATGCGGTCTACGAGAATCCCGACTACAGGCCGGGCCGGCTTGGGCGTTTCGGTTTTCAATGGTTGAGCACCTACGTTTCGCCGGACAAGCACACGTTTGAGATCAACGGCGGCTTTTACGAAATGCCGTATCACGAAATCCAATGGTCGCGACGGTCGGGGAAATCGTGGGCGGTCGGGCCGGGACACGATGCGCTGCCGGACATGCGCAGCAACGACGAAATGTCGAGGCTGTCGCAAGTGGCGATGCAGTTCGAGGCGGAGCCGATGCTGCTGGTTGCCAGCGAGGACGTGCTGGTGGCGGAGGAAGTTCGCCCGCACGGCCTGGTCTATGGCGGCATGACCAAAGACGGCAAGCGCCAGGTCGAGGTGCTCAAGCGCGGCGAGAATCTGCAGTATCCGCTGGCGGAGCGCGAGCAACTGCGCAACGCCATCCGCAACGCCTTCAAGTTCGGGCTGTGGCAAATCCTGAAAAACCGCCCGCAGATGACGGCGACGGAGTTCCTCGGCTTCAAGGAGGAGGACCTCAAGCTGTTGGCGCCGCATTTGATGCCGCTGCAGAAGGGGCTGTCCAGCTTCGTGACACGGCGCGACGGCATCCTGGCGCGTCAAGGCGCGTTCGATCTGCTGCAGGTCCCGCCGGAGCTCGTCGGGCACCGCATCCGCATCAAGTTCGAAAGCCCGTTCGAGAAGGCGCAACGCGCGGAAATCGCCCGCGGCACGTTGCAATGGTGGAACGCGCTCGCCGGCCTGGCGCAGGCGACCGGCGATCCGTCCGTGCTCGATGTGGTCAACTCCGATGAGGCGGCGCTGCTGCTGCATCAAAGCATGGTTGCCGATCCGTCGGTGCGGCGCACCGAATCCCAAATCCAAATGCTGCGGGAAGGCCGCGCCCAGGCGGCGCAGCAATCGGCGCAGCTGGCGGAAGCGCAGCAGCAAGCGAGCATCGTTGCCGACGTGGCGCATGCACAACAAGCAACGACACTTTCCGCCGGCCGCGCGCCGGCGCAGCTGCCGGCACCGGGAGGGTGACATGACCTTCGGTCTAATCTTCTGGATTCTGATGTTGCTGTGGCTGGTCTACGGGATGTGGGGTTGGTACTCGCCCGGCAATCAGCACTGGTACGGGCACGCCGGGTTTCTGTTCATCCTGTTTTTGTTGTTGGGCTGGCGCGTGTTCGGCGCGCCGGTGCAGCCATAGGAGGTTGGAATGCCGAATGCTTGGTATCTGCTCCCGCCGCAAGCGAGCATCTGCTCGCCTGCAGCTGCTCATGCCTGGTGGCTGATTCCGCCGGGCATGTGCCTGTTCTGGCCGCCTGGGTACACGGCATGAAGGTTAGCGATTGGGTGAAGAACGCTTTTGCGATGTGGCCGAACGAGCTCCAGCGCACCAGGCTCGCCGGCGAGTATGCGGGGCTGCGGCAGTCGCAGCTGTTGCTCGCCGATCTGTGCCAACGCAATCACGTTTTTCGCCCGGCGCCGAACAGCGAAAGTCTATTCACCGCGGGCGTTGCGGAAGGGCGACGGCGTTGCGTGCTCGAGCTCCTGCAGCTGACCCGCATCGATCCAATGGCGCTGACGGAGGTAAGGCGCATGCGCGAAGGACACAGTGATGCTGCGTAATTTCGAACTCTACCGATACGGCTTGCGAGCGCCGGAAGGCGCAGCTGCAGGCGCTGGCGCGGGTGGCTCT